AAGTCGTTGATCTGTACCGGGCCGCCGTTTTCAGCAACCCCATATCTGGATGTTTGATCGCCTTCGAAGTAAGGCATATTGATCCAGTTGCCGACGTCGCCACGTTCAGACAACACTTGATCTTGTTTTGGAAAGATCTCGCAACTTGGATGGCCGATCACGCTAGCCAACTCACCGAGCTTTCGTTTTACATCAGCTGCCGGGATTGGCTCGCTGAAGAACATGTAGATGTGGGCCCCGCCAGACTTGCTACGGCATACGACTACTGGAGCCTTTGCCTTTGCGCAAGCGTCAACTGCATCCTTAAGGTCAAAATTCTTGTATTCGTCAATGTCAATCGCACCAAAGAGGCATGTGTTGTCCTCCCTGATTGGCACAATACCGATCCCTTTTGTTCCGGCTAGGTGGCCATCCCATAGTTGCTCCGTTACCGGCGCCCTCTTTGTGATAGCTGTCCCTTGAACCTTTAGACCAGTATTCTTGCCATCGATGTCATAGGTCCCGTAAGCACCCGTATGCCCGGAAAATAGCGCCATGAATCTTTGTGCAAGCATATTTCTTTCTCGTTGTTGTTGATTGGGGGAGCGGCCTAGGCCGCCCCTGACTTAACCGCCTCGCGTCGCAGCTTTCAACGGACTGTTAGTCACGTGGTCTGTCTGCGCTGCAACCTTAACCTTAGTCTTTGCCGCAGAGGGCCGGTAGCTAGACTTTGACGCCTTGCCCTTTGTAACCCCCTGCTTGTGGTAACGACCAGGGCCTTTTTTAGTAGCCGATGGATTCTTGTTACTCATGACTTGTCCGATCAATACGGCACGTCGTCTTCATCGGTAGCCACGCCATCTTCAGGCGGGGCCGCAACTTTGACAATGCCGGCGGTCACGTCTTGGCCAAACTTCTTGGCTGCGTCGTAGATGCCACGGTCTTGAACCATGCTTGGATCGTTGATCAACCAACCATACCAGCTGTTGGCATCCTTAGTCTCCATGCCAGTGCCCAAGTGATAGCTGTGGCTGAATGGGGGAGGTGTAAATGACTTGTCGCCAACCTTAACTTGTAAGGCCATCATCTGACCGAGCCAGCGACGCGACTTCTTCAACTGTGTCGAAGACATAGCGATCAAGGCGCGCTCAAAACCACCTTCTGATAAGATCAGCACGTAGTGATAAGCTGTTGTGACAATCAAGTTGCCATTAGACAGGACGTCTTGATTGCGTTCGTTCTTCTTAGTCTTCTCGAGGATCTTCTCATCAGTCCACTCTTTGACCAAACCGCCGCCAGCTTCACGAGGAGTCCACTCAACGTAGCTCTTCTTGAATGCGCAAGGAATGACGCGGATTTCTTTCATCAAGACACCTGTAACGGTATTGATGATCAAACCCTCTTCAGCCCCAGCAACTTTGGTGACTCCGCGAAGTTCAGGTGACAAAGCCTGCAGCACCTTGAGGTACGGAATAGCGACATCGTTAGCAGACACGTTCTCAAAACCGAGACCGGCATCAGCCATCATGTCGTCAGTAAATGCCACAAGGGCGGTTGGCTGCTTAACAGCCACTTCAGTTTTCTTAACCATCATTTGCTCCTTTTAACTTTAGCAATTTGGCCGATGTACACGTTAAAAAGTTCAAGTGGGAATTCGGCTCCGCTTTCCACTTGCTCTCTGACAAATGCTGTCAAAGTCTGAGGATGAACACCCATCTTGCCGGAATAATCCATGCCTTGCTCTTGCAGCTGGGCTTTGAACTCTTCGGCTTTCTCGTGCTCACCGCGATTGAATGTCAGGACTACCTCGTCTTTAATCAGCGCCTCGTGGCCGTGGTCTTCCAACCAGCCAAAGCACTCGTCACGTTTCTCGTCACTGATCTTGGCGCTGTAGTACGGTTTGACGGTCACTTCACTACCGTCTGTAAGCGTAAACTTTGCCACACCTATTTCTGCCATGGCATCAGGCAATTGCTTCTCAGCAATGTTCTTTGCTCGTTCTTTCAAAAGTTTCAGATGCGTTTCCACATCCTTAATCTCATCATCAAGTTCTGTGTACTCTTCTGCAAGCGTACTGATCTTGCCTAAGCCTTGGTCAGTTGGCATCTGACTGTCAGCCATCATTTCTTCTTCAAGCATTTCTGACTCCTGTAAGGTCCGCCTCAAGGGCGTAGTAACGATGCTCCTGGCGATCCCATTTCAGCATCTTGATCTTGCCGCTGTTAAAGCCAGCAGCAATTGCAACGGACATACCAATGGCAATGGGGTCACCAATAGCCAGCAGAAAATCGCTGTCCGAAAAACTCCTAAGCTTCTCACGCAGGACACGGATGGTTGGCGCGGTGGCCATCATCACTTGCCCTGGTGGTAGCAACGTCTGAAGTTCCCCATACTCCGCGGCAGGCAGCAGGTTAAACTTCGGCGATTCTTGTACGACATAGACTGTCATTGTTTTCCTCCAACTTGTGCATGACGCACAACATACTCAGTGCAAAAAGGTGGCACGTTAAAAAGCAGGCTATTCATATATTCCCAATCAAATGGCTTGCTACACGCCCAGATCTCATAGAGGTCCATCTCTCGCTGAATCTGGAGCACTTTTAGGACACTTTCGTTGCGAGCTAATACAAACACACGTCCTCCGCTTTCTTGGCGCTTACGGTGCCATAGGACCTGTTCTGGGCGTAACTCACATTTGTTCTTGGCATCCAATACTTTTAACTCTAGCCAAAGCTCATTGCCGTCGTGGCACATGTTCACGTCTGGAGTTCCTCTAGTCAAGGCGTTCTCAACACGTTCAACATGGCCAGGCAGCTTGCCCTTGACCAGAGCCCAAAACTGGCTTTCCTTCATAGCTTCACCTCCACCGCTTCTCCCCAATTGGGTCCAAGCTCGCAATCTACTTTTAATGGCACGACCAAGTCTACACATGACAACATCTCCTGACGGATCAATCTGGCGTGATCCAAGTCCCGTACGCTAAAGTCCAATTCATCGTGAATAGTCAGATGAGGCACTTCACCTTTTTTGAACAAGTTGATCATGGCCATCTTGATCATGTCTGCCGACGAACCTTGAATGACGGCGTTCATGGCCTTGTGGACAAAGTAACGCTTCAAAGGCAGACCGTACTTTTCCTCAGCCAAGTCCTTCTTCAATGGGATCAGACCTGGTGTGTATTTGGGTGGTCCAAACAACTGGAACCGTCTGCGTCTACCTAAGAACGTCTTAACGTAGCCCCTGTTAGTAGCAACCCGCGTGCATTCCTCGCCAAGCGCCTTAATGAACGGTACGTTGGCATGGTATTGCTCGTAGACTCGCTTGGCTTCTGCTGGAGGCAGGCCTAGTTGAGTAGCCGCTTTAGCAGCTCCCATACCGTAGGCAAGTCCTAGATTTAGCGTCTTCGCGTTTTTACGAGTGATTCCAGCCATATCAGCAACGAGCTGATGATAGTCAGTGTTAGGGTCGTCAAGATACCTATTGCGAGCAATCTCAGCACCAGGAAAATTACGCAGATAGCTGTAATGAACCGTGACACGAGGCTCTTGCTGCGAGTAATCGAAGACCCCCCACTGACACCCATCTTCAGGCACAAAGATGCTTCTGATAAGAGGAGCCAGCACTGGATCTCTAGCTGGTACTTGCTGCATGTTCGGATTAGACGACGCAAAACGCCCGGACTTTGTGCCACCCCGATCGTCACGAACCTGTCTGAATGTTGGGTAAATTTTGCCATCTTTTTCCATCTGAATGATTTTGCTATCGATAAATACTCCACCAGCCCGGTCAAGCTTCCGGATCCTGGATATTAAGGAGAAAAATTCATGTTCACTAGCTTCAAGAAACTCACTGGGAAAACTAGCATTCCCCTTCTCAGTCTTTGGGTAATCCAGCTTCAATGCGTCACTGGCTGCCTGTATATCGTCACCAGACCAGATGTCTACATCCCGCTCTGCAACCTTCTTGAGCTGCTCCGTCAGCTTGCCTTGCTCATCAAGTAGTTGTGCCTTGACCTTGTGGGCCCGGTCAAGATCGACTGGGACCCCACGCTGGCGCATGGCCACAATCACATCGACTAACTGCGTCTCCATCTCAAAGACTTCCCACAGCTTCTCATCGTGCAGCAAGACTTCTTGTTGGGCAAAGATGCGGATAGGCAGGTCTGCATCCTTACGCCCGTATGGTGCCACCTCAGCAGCATGAAATTGCCAGAGGTTTTCTTTGACCTTGCTTGGGTGGATACCACGGCGAACAGCCGCAGCAATCAGTTCTGTCTCGTCCTTTGTCTCACCAAGGTAGGACTGGGCCAGGGCATCAAGCTTGTAGGTGATGCGGTCTTCATCAAGCAAAGGCTCCGCGATCTGCACGTCGTACTTAGGACCTCCCACCTTGACGCCTTCTGTCAACAACCATTCAAGGTCGTAGGGCAGGTTGGCTCCAATCTTAGGAATGTCTGTCTTCAGCATATCACGAAGCCAAGCAAACGCGTTGTCAGGGTTAAGGTTCCCGCCTGCTGCATGACGGACAGGATAGTACTCAGCAAATCCATCATCAGTTGCGACAGAAAATCCCACGATGTAACCATCTTTGCGTACTCCTCCAGGTCCTTTAGTCATTAAGTTCGGGTCGCGCGTCTCGCAGTCGATTGCGATCCTCTTTGCTACTAACAGGTTGGGAAAGTGCTTCGGCGGTTGATAGGATGATACGTCCATTTTTAATCCAGAGTTGTTTTGCAGTGTCGTGAGGGTATGGCTCAACGTAGACTATGCGCCTGCAGCTTGTGTTCAGCAAAAGCTTTGTACAAGTCATGCAAGGCATAGCAGTGACGTAGGCAGTGTCTATTTGTTCAACGTCCTTACATTGGAGGAGAGCGTTTTGTTCCGCATGAATAGCTTCACATACGTCCAGGCCAGTGCCCGAAGGAAGAGAAGCACCGGGACAGCGAACGTCAGTGCAATGAGTATGACCACGAGGCACCCCGTTATAACCAGTACCGAGAATATGCCCACGATGAGATACGAGAACGCAGCCCACACTCCTCCTAGCACAAGTACTCCGTCGAGCAACGAGTAAAGTCAATTGCGAAAAGTATTCATCTTTGCCTATCCTTTCCATGTTGATAATTCCTTGAGAAAACCGTTGTGAACATGGCCACCTGCCAGTGTCCACAAGTGATTAACTAGGTGGTCGTAGTCTTCAAAGTATTCAAGGTCGATCGGAGCGTAGTCTCCAAGGATCTCTCCGTTTAAGCAAGCATCTACCTTGAACCAGTTGTCTTCGTACAGGTGCTGGCTTGCAGCATAAAAATGCAGGGAGCCAAGCTGGACAGTTAAACCTTTCTGACGAAGAAGCAAGGCAATACCTGCTGACAACATGCTGAAGTTGAACCAGTCGTAAGGCACGCCAAGCCAAGCATCAGAGGAGCGCATGTTCATGAAGCAATGGAGCATGCCTGATCGAATTACAAACTGGCAGCTGATCGTGCAAGGGATGTCTCTTGAAGCACGAGGGTTTGGACGCCATATCGTGATGACAGCCTGACGTGTGTCAGGATCAGCCAATAGCGACTGGACAACGTGTGCCAGTTGGTCGCGTATTCTTGGACCGTATGCCCCGTAGAAAAAGATGCCGTCATCAGAAAAGTTGCTGATCTGCTTACTAAAACGTGCAATGGTGCTAACGCGGTTGTCGCCTGACATAATCCAAGCTGCTTCTGCTGCCATAAACTTGTAGCCAAGACCGCGTTCCTTGATGGTGATGACCGGCTGATTCATGTCAATCATCGACTTAAAGCCCAAGAGCTCTTTTGTCTTTTTGCCACGGGGGCTGGTCTCGCTGCCGTTGTGCATGACAATATCAAGCAAGCCTTGCCAATTCATGTTTGTCGTGTTAACCATTGAGAGCCTCCTCAAGTTGAAGCAAAAATTCATCGGCTTTGTTAAACCGCTTTGCGTATGACGGATGATAGATGTTAGAGATGCGGCGAGTGAGTGAGTGCACTGAGGCATGCGCGTCATTGCCAAGACATATCAAGTGCAGATACGGCTTTGCTGAAAGGCATCGATCAATGTGCGTGAGACCATCCTCATCATGAGCGTTTATGTAAATAGCTCTAGTCTCGTCAAATGTCAACTCATGAAGAGCACTAGCAAAAAACTCGCTTGAATTGCCAAAATCATAGAAGGGCCAGCTGACAGCTCTAAATTTGCTATTGGCCTTGTCTCCTACAAAGATGAAGTTGGCCTCATGCACGTGGCCTGCAAAGTTTTCTGTACGCAGGTCCAAGGCTGGAGCATATTGCTTAGCCATGCGAGAATCAAGGACTGACATCACCATATCGATATAGACATCAAGGTTTGTACCTTCAATGTCATAACGATATGGAAGGACGTCGTCGCGCTTGAGCATACCAAACACAGACAGCTGTTGGGCGTAATCGCTATCATGACCTGCAAAGCCACCTTCAAACAACTGATCAAAGCGTTCACGTACACGATCAACGTTGTCGTACATCTCTTTGCGCTCTGTCTTCAGCTGCTCAAACTTTTCTTTGTGGCCTTGTGGAGATTGCGCCAAGATGTACATACCTCCGACCTTACGGATAATGCGATCAATCATGCGCCCCATGTTAGGCCAAGGGCTGCCGTCGCGATAGACTTCGGCATAGATGGCTTCACTCATCCACAAGCGATCAATCACTACAAGACGTGTACGAGCAATCTTCAATGCGCGATGCAAAGCAGCTGTGTGATACAGCGGCATCTTTGAAGGCCAGCGGTACGTGTTGTGAATGTAGACGCCATCATGCTTGTCGCAAATAGCTTTAGCAAGAGTAGTCTTACCTGTTCCATCGCAACCATCAATGACAATAATGCCTTTCATTCTTTCTCCTTTCTGATGAGGTCCGTAAGCGTTGGGGCCACGAATCCTGCAGGTTTCACTATATCATAGGTAGACCCGCGTTTGCTATCTTCTTGCCTTAAAGCGCGCACTTTTTTCATGTTCGCTTCGTGCACCCGCTTAAAGCCTTCGTTGAATGGAAGGCCTGCTAAGTAGGCCGCCCCAAGAGCTACGTAGACAAGGTCAATCAGGCCGTCAAAGTACTCCTCAAGGTTACCAACGTACGCAGCCGCCCTAAGCTCGTCTAGCTCCTCTCTCATGTGCATATTCTTGAGTTTCCAGATCTCTTCAACTGGAAAGTTAGGCTGAGCAGTAGGCTCCAGTCCAAACTTTTTATGAAAATCGGCAACCATGTCAAACATGTCCATGATCACTCTCCAAGGTAGTCAAAGAGGGGCTGCCAAGCTTCGCTGCTGGAGAGTGGCTTAGTAAGGTCTGCAAACTTGCCGGGGCTGAACATCTCTTGGCTTTTCGGCAGTTTGACTCGCCAAAGCACATTACGTGATCGGTGGGGATAGAGCGGAGCAAAGATAGTTGCCAAGTAGTTGCTGTCGTAGTAATCACGCAGGCGGCTGAACACTGCATCGAGGTCATCTTTTTCAATCATTTCCTTGTAGTCTTTGATGGAGGCAAAAGTACCAAAGTGCGCGTCAACTTCCAAGCCTGCCTTGTGCAGCATCAATTGCATCACTTCGTAAGTCATCTCGTTGACGTGGTTATCTGCCGCCCCAACCTTTGCGTCGTAGACTGGCGTGGACAAGAAGGCAATACCTTCAGGGGCCAAGCGATCGCGGATACCTTCAAGCATCTTATAGGCATGCAGTGGTTCAACGTGTTCAAGGACCTCAAAGCTTGTGATCACGTCAAACTTGTCATGAGGCAGCGTGCAGTCTGGGAAGGCAACGTTGCCAATCAGAGTTGGCTTGAACTTGGTATTCTCAAAGGCCTTAGGCATTTCCAGCTTGTTGTAGTCAATGCCGATGTAGTCAAGACCGTCAGACGCCATGCGGCTCGTCATGAGCATCTTGGCCAATGGTACGTCCTTGCCGCAGCCAATGTCAAGCAACTTGCAGTCTTTGCGATGCTTGGGGTTACCCATCCACTTGGCCACGTGGGTCCAACGTAGGCAGTGGGCGATGTAGTCGCGATGAATGAAACCGCGCTCTTCCGCCTGATCAATGCTCAGGTGGGTATTGTCGATGGACTTTCCTCTGGCGTTTGCCATAATTTTCTCCTAGAGTGGGAAGGTAGGGGCCGAAGCCCCTAGGTTTTAGGCTGCTTCGGCAAACTCGACAGCTAAGTCAAGTGCGTGGCGCTTGCGGGTTGCGGCTGAACCAAACCACGCGCTTGTCAGGCGCTTGTCTTGGTCAGTTCCAGCGACGTGGTCGTAGTAGTACGTCACGGCGTTGAATGCTCCCCACCAAGTACCTGCTGACGTCTTCAGATCAGCACCTGGTTGGGTTTGCACGATGTCGATCAGACGGTTGACCGTACGGCCAAGATCTGAACGGCTGACGGAACCATCTTCTGAAGCAACCAAGGCTGCTTGATACTGGTCCGGATTGATGAGCTTAGAGAAAAACTCCATAACCTGCTGGTCTTTGGCGCGTTTCGTAGACAAGAACTCGGCTTGCTGCTTGAACATGTCGAGCGATTTCATAGCCAAGCCAACTTTTTCAGCCGCTGTCTGCTTGATCTCGTCGTCAAACGCGCGATCGTGAGACATGCGGAAGGTGTTGTCTTTGTTTGTATTGTTCTGAAGAGCCGCGGTCAACGTATTGTTGCAAACTACGCGGATTGGCGTGAACAAGATCTGCAGGCTGCGTCCCCAGATGTGTGGATTGTCAAGCAAGATGTAGCCTTGGACTTCGTCTTTGCCGCCCAACATAAAGCCGCCATTGATCTTGGCAAGACCCCAAACGCGCTTGCCACCGCAAAGGGAGCCGGCAGTCTCCATCTTCATGTCGCCGGCCTTACAGAACTTGTCAAAGAACTCAAAGACGTCGCTGTTTTGCGTAGGCTGATATTCGTTGCCGCAGATGCCGAGGATCTTGCTGTCTGTATCGCGCACCAAAGCGTAGTGGCTGTTTAGCACGTGGTCAAGTTCGTCGACGACCAAGGCCTTCTTCTGAACTTTCCAGTCAAGGCCAGCTACGTCAAGCATCTGGGCGGGGGTCAGGTTGTCTGCGACGGGGGTGCCAAGGCCATGCCAAGGGGTCTCATTGGCGTAAGCCATCGTTTCAACTTCGTGAGCCATGATATTCTCTCTTTCTTCTTTCTGTTTATGCAAGCGAGATTGCTGTGCATGGGATTGATTCTAGCGCGTAAAACCACGTGCTACGCAGTTTTTTTAATTTATTTTCAGCTGGGACTTTTACTAGCCATGATTTCAAAAACGCTATAGAGTGATTCTAGAGCCATAACAGAGTGAATCAATTCATATAACTAACTATTCTTAACTCGTTCGTTCGTCTTTCTCTCTAGATTGCGCAAGACCAAAACAGAGTGTATTGATCCTCTTTGTTTAGTCTAAAAATATCCTCTATAGCGTTTTTGATAGGGGAACAAGGAGCCTCAGACCATGCCACCATACTGATATTGCATTTCGGCAAGCTCTGGGTGCCTTCTGGTGACAACCGAGGACGTTCTGGCCTTGTTGGCCTTGCGTTTCTTCTTGACCAGACCACCTTTTGCAAAATTATCTTGCTCGCGGATCTGATCAGCTATGATTCGAAGATTATCAAGCAACCTGGACTGAATGTTTCGGCTCCAAGGAATGTCTTCTGCCATTGGGCCAATCAAGTCTTCCCATATAAGGTCCCCGCGTTGTTCGAGATCGGCAATGTCTCGGGAAATTAGCCGCATTGCGTCTTCTTGGGAGTCTGCATCGTCGTAAAACGTGTCGCGCAGAGTCTCAGCAATCTGTGTCGCATCATGCACCACAGTCCCGTTCATCTCCTCAAGCTTGCGAGCGGTCAATTCGCGCACGTCAAAGTTAGTCATGGCGTGCGGACCAACATTGTAATTTCTGATCATGTTGGTTAAAGCACTGATGGTCGTATTATTGTCGTCGATGATATTTTCATCAAAGTACCTCGTCGCCAATTCCTCAGCTTGACGAATTCCGCGTGGCTCCATGTTGGTTATCAAGTCTTGCCTGGACATGTCTTGAATTTCACGAGGAACTGCAACTCGCTGGGCCAACTGGGCGTTCAAAAACGGGGCTTGTTGAGCAGGTGCGACAGGGGCAGGCAACTGCCGGGCGGGCTGTCTTCCCAATAGGCCTCCGGGAGGATTAAATTCAGGTTCCCAACCGTGCTGTTGAATGTAGTCTGCTAGCATTTGCCGCTCAGCGTTACCCACATCGATTAGGGGTGAATTTCGTGGTTGTTGACCTCGAATGGATTCAACAACCATATTCAGATCAATAAGCTCCGGGTCTAACAGGCCAAGCTGCACATCGGTGAGCATAGAGTTGCGCAAGCGATTGTAGTTTTCTCCAACGGTTCGCTCATCAATTATGTCAGTGAGCATGCGATATGCCCCTAACCGGCCTTCATCTGGCAGAGTCTCAAAGATTGTGCCTTCAATCCCTTGACGAGCCTGGTCGCGAAATTCTGCCAGACTTTCTATCGGCATATATCGATAAGTCAAAATCTCTTCTGCTGTGACAGGAGGGATTTCGTACCTTAACGCTAAACTAAGACGATCAGCGGCCTGGAGCAGGCCAGGGTTATTGGCGGCATGCCCAGCGTCAGGTTCCCAATCACCTACGGGCAAATTTTCTTCAGGCTGTACGCGGTTATTTTCAGCAGCCGACAGCCTACGCTCAATGCTTGAACGGATACCACGAACATCAGTCAAAAGGTCTGAAAGCCCATTGGCAAGCTCTGTGTCTACTTCGCGATTTTGGGCGTATGAGCTTTCAATCACGTTCTGCATATCCCGCTCGGCCCGGCGAAGTCTGGTGACGCCCTCTTGAGTAAAGGCAACCGGATCCTCCAGATGCTGCTGGAAGATGGTAAGGACGGCCCTGTTCATAGCTCCTTCGACTCTAGTTGGATTTTCTAGGTTTGAGTTTTCAAGAGCCCCTTCAATGGCGTTATTCCAAGCAGCGTTAAAGTCATCCAGCACCCTGGCATGATCCGTGGCAGTAAGAGTTGCAACCGGGCCTTGATCTTGCGCAGCAAGGGCCCGATGTGCTTCTCTGACATCTTTGGTGGCAGCCTTGACATCATCAACAGTCACAAACCGTGGAAGGCCTTCCCCAGCTTCAAAATCAAAAGCCGCTGCTTGATCCTTTGTAAGACCAGCTTCCTTTGTCACTCGCCGCCAGTCACCAGGGTTGCTTGCATCAAACACGCCAGTGTGGTCAGCTAATCTATCCCCGGCGCTTCTAATTGAGCCGGATCTCTGATTCAGGTAGTCGCGAATTGCATTTGTGTAGGCTGGATCAACGGCTTCGTTCTTGGCCCCTGAGGCGTAGCCAATGTCAAATGTGCCGTCTCTTAGTTCGCTGCCTCCGCTGGTAGGGATCAATTGAATTGTGGCAGCTGGCAAACCAGTACTAGAGTCGCGAACGCTGATTAGCTCATGACCTCGCTCCAAGTCTCTTACGTAAGAGGTTTCATTGTTGCCCCTGCCTGAACGTTCACCAGTGATGGGATCAACAAGGGGCTCGTAGTACTGTTGCTTGCCCGTCAAGATGTTCTTACGTCCTTGGGGGGCAGTTCCGCATTGGCCAACGCAGTGGTCTAAGACCGCTGTATCTGCACTCATGTCTCGTATGGCTACGTCTCTCGGCGTATTTTGGTCAAGAGTAATGATAGAGGCATTGCCAAAAGTCTTCACACTCTGGTCGTTACGCAAGCGATCAAGCAAAGTGGTTTGAAGGGTCTGACGGTACTTTTGTTCTTGGACCTTGGCTGCTTTTTCAGCTTCTATCCGAGACAGGCCTTTTTCCCGCATGTAATTCTCAATGGTCAGCTTAGAGGTGTCACCGGCCTTGCCTGTAAGAATGTCTTCCAGTAAAGCGGCTCCAAGTTTTTTATAGCCCACGTCTTTAAGCAAACTGTCTCTATCTATACGAAATAGTTTTTCATCCTCGGTGGCCTTAGTTACACTTGGAAAGAATTGTTGTTGCTCGTAGGGCAGGCTCTTCAGCATGCTCTTCTTGGTCATTGGCCTGACGATAGAGTCTTCCACGTTTTCCATAGCGGTGCCAAGCTTGATGTTTTCAAGCTCACCTAGCACTTGTTCGCGCTGACGCAGCTTTTGACGTAAAGGGTTTGTTGCCTCGGCATATTCAGGAATTGAAGCCGGGTCAATGCCTTCTTCATGAGCACGATTAAACAAGGGCGCGCGAGCATCTTCAAGGACTTTGATCTCTTCATTTAAGCGATCAAGTTCTCCCGTCTTGGCCAAACGCTCCTCGTAAAAGCTGCCCATAGCCGGAAAGCCAGAGGCTAGGCGTCGATCCGCCAACTCAGTGGGATTTGCAAACTCGGCCAACTGGCTAATGTCTTCAGGGCGCTCGTAGGTAATACCCTGACGAGCAAGCTTGACTGTAGGACTTCCTTCCGCCCCCACAGTCTTGTTGATATAGTTTGAAAAAGGTCCTTTAAGAACTCGTTCAGCCTCTGTCATACGGGACATAAACTCTTTTGGACCAATAACCCCTTGTTCGCGAAAAGCCTCCCCCTCAGGACTATTCAAGAGATCCTCAAGCAGACCTAAAAATGCCTCATGCCGTTTAGGCTGATCGGAATACAGAACAGAGTAGGCCCGCTGAGCAGAGGGTTCAGTTGGCGCGTCTGGAAACATCTCGTTAGCTTTTCGACGCTCCGCAGCAATGAGGGCCTCTCGCAAAGGTGGATTATTTTGAATAAACCGGCGATTGTATTCTTCAAAGACCATTGCAGGAGGCATGTCAGCAGCAGGAACGTCACCGTAGATGTCTTCAACTAGCGTGTTGATCGTTTCGTTGTCAGTCCTAAAGCCCTTGGCCGTAGCTGGTATCTGCGCCTGAACAATGCGAGAACCCTTTGGACGGACGGCGTAAAGCTTGGTCTCAGGAGTCAAGGCCCCTGGAAGACCAGGAACTGCTGACCGTCCTGAGGTAGTCCGGCGCTCGAGGGTATCGCCAAGAGCATCGGCCGCCGCTTGTGCCTTCACGCCAATGGTGTCTTCACCATACAAGTTCTGGCGCTTTAGGCCAGATTGCGCAGCTTGGAAGTCAGCAGGAGTCTCGCGAAGTTCCTTGGCCAGTTGCTTGACTTGACCAGCTCCTACGCGCACGTCTGTTGGAGTCAGCATGGGACGTCTAGGAGCATTAGGAACTACCGGAAAAGCAGCGGGTACCTTAAGGGTATCCATAAGCTTGCCAACGCCACCAATAAAACCCTTGCCCATTTCTGTTTGAGGAGCCACGGCCTCGCCGTATTTTTGCATCAGCTCTTCTGCCGTTGGCGTCTTAACTTCTTCTTCCCCGCGACTGCGGCGGTAAATGTTTCCAGGAGCTGCGTTTAAGGCCTGGACGCCAGCACTGATAGGCGCCACAACAGGAAGAACCGATGAGCCAATAAAGGACTTAGTCGTGTCTACGAGTGATCTTCCCACCATTAAAGGATTTGCTTGGACAAGGGCAGAAACAGCTTTCTCACGCAGGCTTTTAGGGGCCTCAGACTTAGAGGTAGAAACCTGGCCTGGGATTTGTGAGGAGTAATCCGGCCTTACGTACTTCGCCTCTAGGTCGCCAAGATCTTCATTAGATCCGTAGAAGTTACCTTGTTCGTCATAGGGCATGGCTTATTCCTCTGTGCTATATTTTTCCAAGAGCCTTTTGAGCTTTGCGTCGTCATCTTCACCCTCGGGCTCTGGTTCCTGTTCAGGAGGAGCCCTTCGAGTCGTTGGGGCGGCAGCTCCCACTGTGCCGGAAGTTGTTTTTAGACGACGAGCAGATGTTGCCTGATCTTTTACAAACTTGGCACTGCTAGATTCTAGTCGGCCCAGCACGTCATCGACCTCTTGTTGGGTTCCTGACTTCAGCATCTGGGCCACGTCGGCGGCGGTCTTCTCATCAAGAGACGTACGAGCCTGCAAGTATTTCAAGACGCGCCCGACCACGGAGCCAGGGGAACCAGCTGCAATGTCTACCGCTTCTCCGGCAATGTCGAAGATGCCGTTGCCGGCCTTCAAGTCTTTCAAGGCTTCTGTCTTGTTGGCTGTTCGGCTTCCGCGGACAATGTCCTGGGCATTACGGAACAATTCCGACTCACGCTGGAGGGCTGCCTCAAATACCTTGTATTCGTTAGGATCTTGGAACAAGGCTTCCAGACGCTTACGGGTTGCAGGTGCCCCTATAATCCTTTGGGCCGCATTGATTTGCTGCGGCGCGTCCATAACCTTGGTCAGAAGCGACTGGGCCACACCAGCGCGCAGGGCATCGCGCTCGCCGTCTGACATGGCATCGACCAGCTTCTTGGCTTCGGCAGGTAACATCTTGGGGCTAAGGTAGTCAGTACGGCCCATACGGAGCGCATCTAATACCTCTATATCGCCTGCATACTTTGCGCGCGCCGCGGCGTACTCTGGGACGTTATCGTCAATGACTTTAACGTAGGCCTTCTTAAGATCCTTGAGAGCATTGGCTTCTGCCTTGCCCATACCTTCGCCTCTGTAACCTTTGTCAATGAGAGCATCGATGCCGCGCTTGATGTAGTCAAGGGTACGGACGTCAGGGATCTTGCCAACGCTGATCAAGTTGCCGTCTTTGTCTTGGCTGTAGATGTCATTCAGCTTGAAGCGGGTTGGATCTTCGCCGCGCAGTTCTGCTGCCCGTGCTTCTTTGCTGGAGATGGCTTGAGCTTCCTTGAACGCCTTCTTAAAGGTGTCATCCTCCAAGACCTTCAGGATGCGGGTATCATCAACCGAGCCGTGTGCGTAAGCCGTGTCGTAGAGGTTATTGGCATTTGCGCGTAAAGTGCCGACCAACTTGTCTTCTTGGGCAGTGTAATCAACACCCTTGCCTACGTCTTTAAGGGCCCGAGAAGCTGCTGCCTCACGTCCGCCTTCAAGGCGTTCGTTCAAACCAGTGCCAAGGATCTTGCGACCAGGACCTGGCCGAGTCACGACGGCTTCGCCAAGGGTAGACATGGCTGGGGTAGCGTCCATGATGGTAGACTGAACTCCAAGAGCCCGATCTGCTCGCATTTTCTCTCTAAGGGCCTGGGTGTCCATCTCGTCTCTGCCCATAGCTTCCAATACCTTATTGGTTGCGCGCTGCTCTACGGCTCCAGGAGATGGTCGTATCGCGTTCTTGACCGCCGTGACGCCTTGACCACCCAGCTGAATGCCCTTAGCAACAGTCGGACCAAGGACAGCCCCGGTTGTGCCACCTTTGACGGCTCCGCTTGTACGATTTCCTTCGGTCTCGGAACCGGCTCCGGCGATAGCTCCGGTAGTAGCTCCTGTAGCTGCAGCCTTGCCCATTGTGCCCGTCATAAACTTAGGCATATATTGGGCCAATGACTTTGCCGCCATCCCCATACGACTTGCTCCCATGACGGCACCAGGTGTTCCGGCCCCTGGGATCATGGCCATGCCGATGGTTGGGACCAGGCCAGAAGCTAACTCGGTACCTAGAGCCGCAAACGGATGCTTCTCTTGGAATTTCTGATACGCCTCGCGCTCTTCCTTGACAACATCTTCATAGGGACGATTTTCCATCTTGGCACGGACGCGAGCGACTGCCTCGTCGCCAAAGCCAAGGCCTAGGCCCTGACCAACAGCCCGACCAAAGTTTGCCACCGAGTATTCGCCACCTTCTTCCATGCGGACTACGCCACCATCTGCGTAGCTACCGACAGGACCTCCATCTGCCTTTTCTTCAGGGGTGATCTTGCCGTAGGCGCCTTTGCGGATGTTTTCCATCTTGGTCTGGTTGAGCTTAAGACGTCGCGCCGCCGCCGTAGCCGCCCTCTTCCATATTGCTGCTCGTTCATTTTCACCAAGGTTTATTGATCCGGCAAGATCAAGCAAGATCTTGCGTTCACCTTCCGTTGGGTTTCCACCAAAGATGACCTTCATCTGGTCAAGAGAGTTTTGACCGACCAGAGATTCAAGGTCAGTGGTGGCAGTCACGCCTTCTGAGTCGCCGACTCCAGGGATGTTACGAGCGATAGACCGGCGGGCGCCAGCCGCAAAGCCGGAATAGGCCTTTGGGTTAATCTCTATGGCCTTGTTCAAGTTTAGGATAACCGCCTGGCTGGCATTAACAATGTCTTCAGCTTCAAACAATTCTTTTTGCTCGGTGGCGCTCAGGTTCACGCCCTTGCCTTCACCGGTCAAAGCTTTGACACGAGCCTGATATTCAGGGGTGCCTGGAGTCAAACCTTCATCCTTGGCAATCTTGCCAGGTGTTGATTGGGGCTTGTCGCTATCGCGATCTGCCTTGGCCTCTGCCGGAATATAGTTGAGCTTGTTTAAGCGCTGCTTATAGACAGCCTTGTTGGAAGGTGACACTGCCGGATCATTGATCTTCTCAAGAAGCTGGTCAATCTCATTGGTCTTGACAGCCGAAGGACGAGTGGTCAAATAGGTGATACGCGCTTGAGCATTATCCTTGGCTCCCTTAGTCGATTTGGGATCCTCAATGACTTCTTGCAGCTTCTCAATCTCTGTCAGGCGATCTCTAGGAGCTGAGCGAGCCAAAGCAGAAAGGGCTCCAATCTGAGCCTTTTGTCCTTCGCCTTTGGTATCAGCTGATGCCAACTGATATTTAAGGTTTAAGTCTTCTAGTTCTTGCGCGCCCTTACGACGTTGCGAAAGAGCCTCACTAGTCGTCTCTGCAACATTACCGAGCGTTTCACCAAAGCTGCCAGTCCGAGTAGGCTTGCCGAAAGCAGCTGCCAGACGAAACGCAATCTCTGCCTGATCCGGACCAGCGGACCTAGCCATGATCCGCTCACGCGCCTTATCCAGCAAGGCCTGCTTATCGGTCGCTGTTTTTTCACTGTTTTGGAGGTACTTAGTGAGCAGGGTTTGAAGCTGCCCGGTGTAAGGATTGGCAGCCCCTCTTGACGAGGAGAAGCCAGACGTTTGCGCGCCATCGAGTTGGTCTTGCGAGCCACCGTCAATGGAGGTAGTTTCTTCGTCATCTTCAAGCAATGGCATGTTTTATCCTTATTTTCCGCTAAACAGTTTGCTGAGGCCATAACCAGAAGCCAATGTTGAGCCAAGCTGCGACAATGGTGAAGGTTGATAGACGCTTGCGGGTCCTGTTGACTCGGTGGTTGTGGAAGTGGGCACTTGCAGGCCTCGAACAGAGGCGTTCAAGAAGGCAATGTTGTTGCGGTCGTACTCGCGTTGGTTGAGGAAGTCTTGGTAAGCCGTATCCAACGAGCGTTGCTGCTGTTGCTGTTGAGTTGCTCCGGCTGCTTCCAAGGCGCTGATATTCTGCATACCCATCTGTTGCGTCTGTTGACCAAGGGCTCCCATAGCCTGTCCTGACTGCAACTGGCGGGCAAAGTCTTGACCAGACAGCGTTCCCATCTGCTGAGCAGCTTGCAAGTTTTGAGTACCAGCGGCTCCTGCCAAAGTTCCCTGCATCTGGCCAAGAGCCCCCATCTGAGAGCCGGCTTGACCGTATCTGGCAAGGTCGGCGCCTTCCAAGCCAGCAGTCGATTGGCCAATGGCCGCCTGCTGTTGACCTGCTGCCATGAGACGTTGCTGGTCTGCTGCCGACAAACCCGCCGTCTGCTGACCAAAGGCCGATTGTTGCTGAGCGGCTTGCAACTGGCGAGCGCGATCAGCTTGAAGTTGTTGACCGGCTTGCCCATAACCTTGTTGAAGGGCTGAAGACTGTTGGGCCAAAGCCGATTCCTGGCTGTCACGCAAAGCCCGTCCGATAGCTTCACCGCTACGGCTTCCGCCAAAGGTACCGGCTTGGATAGCCTTGTCCTGAATGTTAGGAAGCAAGTTTTCTTTTAGATTGCGACCAGCCAACTCTCCGATACGATTGACCACCTGGTCAGTGTATGGGTTCATGTAGTCTTGTATGCCACCTAAGCCAGTCTGGGCACCTTGATTTGCAAGTTGAGAAGCCTGCTGCATGTAAGGCGTGGCCAATTGAGCCGTGCCGCCTGCTCCTTGCTGGGTGTATTGACTGGCCTGATTGAAGTACGGTTGGGCAAGGGCGCTAGCGTCGCCGTAGCTTTGGCCTATTAAGTTTCCAGCTTGACCAATAGCTCCAGAAGCTGCACTTGCTGGATTATATTGGAGAGCTTGCTGGATGTACGGAGATGCCGCGTCAACAGAGCTACCCGCCCCTGCGTTGTAGATCGCATTTTGCGACATGTCAAGCATGGGCTGGTACTGGCCAGATAATCCGGCAGTCTTATTGTACGCCTCCGTCTGAAGTGGATCAAAGCCAGCAATCCTGGCCTGGCTGTATGGCTGATAGGGCTCTGCGGCAATCGAGTTGGCTCGACTGATCAAGCCCTGCGTATAGTCAGAATACCAAGCAGGAACGTTAGAGGTTGTCTCACCATACGTCGTGACCGATGCAGGTGGAGCCCCTTGGAACAGAAAGTCTAGAACTCCCATATTAAGCTCCCTTCAAATAAGCTAGTGGACTTTTGGCATCAGGGCTGATTTTGCCGCTGGCCAAGGCTTGTCCTTTGTGTTGACGCAGTTTAGAGCGCATTTCATCAAGTTTGGCGGCCCCTGCCTTAGAGGATCCGTTGCCAAGCATTGCCACCGATTCTGAGTCAAATACGTACTCGCCATCAGACAAGACGGCATTCACGTCATCTGACCGACCGTCTGCGCCACCGCCAATTCTCATGCTGTGCACTTGGTTAAGACCTCCCATTGCCATGGCTTTTGCAGGAGGGTTGCCATATTGGTAGTAGGCTGTCTTTGGGTCGCGAGGACGTTGGGGCATCTGAGGACGTCCTTGAGGCATACCTTGCGGTCCACCTTGCTGGGGCATCTGAGGACGTCCTTGAGGCATACCTTGCATCATTGGAGGGCGTCCCTGAGCCATGCCCATAGGACCACCTTGACCAGCAGGACGCTGCTGCGCCATGGCCTGCATCATCTGGGCTCTACGTGGATCTTGCATGCCTTGAGCTTGACCGCCTTGCGCAAAATGTTTCATCTGGATAAGGCCGCCCATCTTGGCTCCAATTGGGACTGGTACGAATCTAGTATTTTGGAAGTATTGGTGCTCGCTAGCATTTGGTTCACCGACTTGACCGTACTTAGTGAGATCGCCTTGATAGTTTGCCTTGTCGCGCATATATGTGTATAGGTCAAGTGACTTGTTAAAGTTTTTGTCTTGCGTTGAACCTTTTGGAGGTTGTCCAGCAGGAGGGGCTCCAGATCCACCGAGCAAAGTAGCTGCCCCAAGACCAGCTCCTGCAATTTCCCAAGGGCTCGCCTTGTCATACCAACCAACGGCCTTGTCAATGGCTTTATTGCCAATGTTTTTAGCTGCATCAGTAAAGTTTCCATCGGTGATTTGATCCCAGACACCCGGGGTGCCCATATTCTCCGTGGCCCCGTAGGTAATGGTATCAGGCGTTGGAGTCATGCTTCTTGCGCCAATTGTCATGTCAGGAGTTGCGTTGCCGTAGGTCCGACCATTTGCTCCTTGGAAAGTGGTAGCAGTTCCGTTCTCCATGTACTGCGGCAGCCCACTTACATCCGCCGTCAAGCCTTGGCCTCCGCCCATGCGGGCAACGTTAGGACTGCTTGAAAACTGCATGCCAGGACCGCCGGAAGTTCCTGGAGCTGTCAAGTCATAGTTAGGCTGGCCGTAGATGTCAAACGAATCGGCAGGCGTAAAGTTAGAGATATTGAAACCAGGACCACTTGACTGCATGCCGCCTGTCAGACTGTAGTCCGACGTAAACGGGGTGTCCAAACCTGATAACGTAAACTCAGGTACCGTAACCTGCGGGACGGTTGTGTTTAACGATTGAAGTGGGCTTGGAGTAGTTGAAGCAGCCGCTGTCGCGTTTGCCGGAGAAGCAACTGACTCAAGAGGCGAAGCCTGTACTGTAGTTGTTGGGGCAGATACATCTAGGCTAGTTGGAGTGCCCGCTGGAGGCAAGTCAGTAGTCGTGATATTCGGCGAGCTAACTGGGCTTGTTACGGCAGAAGGAGCAGACGCAAGCGAGTCCATCGGCACGTCAACAAAATTGTTGTTATTCGCTAGCAACTGATCAAGGGGGTCTGGTGTTGGAGAAGACATTTCACTGCCGCCTCCACCAAAAAGCTCTGCTCCGGCGTAAGAACCCACTCCTGCAGCAAGGCCTCCTTTAATTGCAGTTTCAAAGTCTTCACCTTGAACCAGACCTGCCGCTGTATTAGCAAGGCCTGCCGCGACGCCGACACCAACCGTAGCTGACGTTCCAAAAAAAGCTGCCGCGGCGGGTCCTAAAAACGTTGCTGCTGCTACCGTAGCAATCGCTGACAGGGGGTCGTCTAGGATGGGCTGAATGACGTACTTGTCAATGGCAACTCCAACGTCGCTGATTACATTGCCGATGCTTTCAACAACATCACCAACTGCTTCAACTACGCCGCCAACAACGTCTTCAACAAACTCTACTACGGCACTCATTGCTGTGCTCCTTCACGTTTTTGTCCGAGTTGCAAAGCAACTTGGTATTGTCCGTCCTTCAGCATGGTCACGTTATAGCCCATGCCAGGATTAGGAGGATTTTTTGCAACATTGCGGAAAATGTTTATGAGGCTCTGGTCGCTGAACTGGGTGACCAGCGTGTCAAGACCTGCTTTGTAAGAATCAACTACAAAAGCAAAACCAGAAGCTATAAAATTAGGAGCGGTATCTGCGTTCAGCGCTCTAAACATACCCTTGCGAGGATCTTTTGGCGAAGCATGCACTACGTAGACCGTGTTGCCATAGCGATAAAACTTGCTATCAGGCATCTGAATCTCCTTCACAAAGGAGGCGTACACAAATTCCATAGGATACTGTGATTTTGTGTTCTCAGCTGCTACCTTAAGTAGTTCGCCAAGATCTAGCATTTGTTGTCTGCTGTCTACGAGTGGCATAATTAGATCCTCATGTTGAAAAGCGCAGCACTGAACACGTTGCCCATGCCAGCACTCAAGCTTAGCACTGCCCCTTCGGGTGCTTCAACCGCCTCAGAGAGGAACACATGATCCTCCTCGCTGCGATTCAAGATCCCCGGGACAGTTCCCTTTTCTAAATCATTGAACAGCAAGAGGGTTTCTAACAATCCACTCGCTCCCATCGTATGGCCGATTCGCTGCTTGTACGATGTTGCTACAAAATCACTCAAAAACCCTTCCAGCGCAGCTTTTTCAGCCTCGTTGTTAGATCTGGTTCCGGTACCATGAGTTTTAACGATTTTAATTTGTTCTGAGGAGATTTGACAAAGTTTAAGAGCGCCCTCGATAGCTCGTCTAAAACCCTGTCCATCTTCTCGTTGTCCAATAGCATTTTTGGCAACCTCTGTTGCCGTCCAAGCTGACAAAAGTTCGGCTCTTGCCCGCAGTTTTGATCGCTTTAGGGCTTCTTCTGACTCAAATACGGCAAACGCAGCTCCCTGACCTATATAGAATCCAAAGTTCTTTGAATCGAAGGCACTGGGGACCACCTGGTGAGTCTCGGCCATGCTTTCGGTCAAGGTTGCCTTAGCTTCTCCAAAGAATTGGAGAGTCATATTGTTGACCTGGTCCTCTATGGCCAGTACAATGACACGGTCAAAGCCATAAAACCTGATCAGGGTCTGAACGTCCATTAGTGCCTTGAGGCTAGAGGTACAGGCCGTGGCGTCCGTTGCCGTGTGGTCAATCTCTCCGCACTGCGCAGCCACACGACCCGCGTAGATCTGGGTCAGGGACAGCGGGAGGATCTTGTAGTTGTAGGTCCACTCATTTTCTCTATTAAGTTTAGAGCCTTCGCCAGCAAAATTGCTGTTGCCAGCAGCCAAGATAAAGGCTGTCTTGCCAGGTTGTGTATCTCGGAGGAGCTTTAGAAGCTCTTGGTCCAAGACCTTTTCAGCTACCTGATGGGCTGGATTGACCAAGCCGGTCTTGATCCTGTTGTAGGTCTCAGGAAACAGGTGGACCTTTTGGGGGAAAGTATGGTTTTCAAAAAGAGTCGTGTCCTCAGTGCTCGCAGTGCGGCTTTCTGTGAGGAAGATTCTCATACGAACCACTCCCGGGCTTGGTCTAGGTCTGCAGGTTGTCTGCGTCCCCATTCCTTCAGGAAGTTGAAAAGATCTTGCGGGGTCTCGCCAAGCATTTCTTTGCTTTTTTCGTCCTCTACATCGTAGATTTCGCAAAGATAGACTACGCACATGAGCATGTCAAGACTGTCTAAGCCAGTCTCTTTAAGGATCATCTCCATGGAGTCAATGCTTCGAAGCTCGCTGTTAAATGGCCTGGCTTTCTTGGCTACCTCATTCAGCAGCACGATAAATTCTTGATCGGTCATTAGTCCACCATCTGTACAAATCGTTGCGCCCAACTACGCCAGTCAGTGAAACCAAATGGATCAGGAACGTTTTTTTGGCTTAGTCCTGAGATAACGCAGAACTGTAGTGCCCATTCTTGCCACTTGTCCTCATCGTCCAGCCTCATGAGTGCGCCGTAGGTTGACAGATCCATAACGATCTGATCGGCCCAGTCGCGCAATCCGATTATAACAGGTTGCGTGATCACGTGGAACCCCCTGCAACACCACCGAGCATAGAACCATCGGCCTCGCCCACATGCGCGATGATCTGGCCCATTTGATAGTCGCCATTGATAGTGTTGGAGGTAAACTTAAACCGCAGTTCGCGGCGTTCTTCTTTGAACCAAACAATCTGCTCGTAAGGGTCTGTTGGAGTGGCGTAGATTACACGTTCTGGGCCCTGGACCTCAAGAGCCTTGGCATTGGCTCGCCCTGTCAGCTGGACAGTCATGTTTTCAGACTGTATAAAGTCAGGCTCAATGGCTTCAACCCGAATCCACTTATTTTTAGATCCGCCTTGGGGGACAAGCATGCTCATGTCCGCTGTCTCAAAGAATGAAGGAACCGCCGTGATAAACTGGCCGTCAATCTCGTTGACGTCGTGCTCGTGCTGCCAGACCTTGTAGCCTTCCTCAGGGACCACAACACGTTGATTATCGTCTTGCGTGATCCGAAGGTCTCCGGCTTCTGTAATTCGGTTATTTGACACGAAAGTAGACGGTTGTAGGCCGCATAGAAATGGTGCAGCGTACAAAGGAGACCACTCCCCAGCGGTCCGTCCACCATTAGGTAGCTCAGTGTCATACCAGGTGTTCTCACGGACGTTGTAGATGATGGCGTGTGTGCATTCAGTTGCGTCTCCACGCGGATAACACCACCAGATCTCACCGTAGCGAGGGACCTTGAAGGCCCATACCCGTTGAGCAGCCGCCCTGTTTAGGCCATCATAGAAGTAGTTGATGTTTAGGTTGTTGGGGATCTCACGAACCACACCGTTAAACATCAGCATGCGGTCGGTTCCCAACCAGAAGTATTGGCCGTCATACTCAATGACACAAGCCGCAGACAAGATGCTGGAATACGGGCTGATCGTGTCAAACTGAAAGACTTCGGTGCCTCCGACAAACGAACCGCGAATCACCGCATCTGCGCTCCAAAAGAGGCCTGAGGGAGCATTGCCTGGACCGCCCCTAAGAGCAAGGCCGCGGACAATCTTTTGACCCGCTACGCGAGCATTCCCTGAACCTGCACCTGTCAAGTCTGTAGGAGCACCTGCTACTGACCATCCGATTACACCGTCGTTTCCAAAGTACATCAGGTAGGGATGCAAGGAAACCACTCCGCCAGTAGCGCTTACTCCAGCCGGAAACGTCGTAACTTCAGTCAGGCGATCGGTGCCCGTCATCGAACCAATAAAGATCTGGCCTCCGTCAGTATTGCAAAGACAGCCCGCATTTGGGGCCACTTGTGCCACGATCATGTTGGCAGCAGGGATAGATTGACCGTCATAGATGACGTCAAACTGCCAAAGATTATCGCCGTCGACCATATACGTTATTGGCGTACGATCTGCAATCAGGCTCGTGTTGCCGCTGCCGTCAATGGTAAAACGCTCAACAAAGCTGGCACTGCCAGAATGAAAGTAGGTCAATCCGTTCTCTGTGAACGTCTTAACTCCGCGACTGACTTCAGTCAGGTAGCGGTTAATGACTGTATATCCTCCAACCTTACGAGGAAGGCCACGTTGCCAACGGACCCACTGCCCGTCAACGTAGTAGTCACCCTCGTACCTGGTGCCGTCGCGCTTGATGCCAGGCAGCGACTTAAGGACGATTGGAGTTGTTGCCATCAGTAGGTTCCGCCTTGAATTGGATCAAGTCCGATGGCCACCTGAGCAGTGGCCTGAGATACCGCTGTAAAAAGAGCTATGCCCGTTGCCGTACCGCCTAAGTTAATCAAGGCATTTCCTGCTGTGGTCGCTCCAGTACCACCGTCAGAGATGTTGATAGGCACGGCCACGCCGCCAGTATCTGCGGCCACTACATTGCTGCCATCGGAATACAAGATAGCCCGAGAGCCTTGATTGATGGCCGTACCTGCAGCAATAGAGGTCTTGATGGTTAGCGTATATGGACCTGTCGTGCTGTTGGTCACCCAGTATTGCTGGACAGTTTGAGGCACAATGACCGCGCGGTTGCCCGTCAAGGCCCCTGTAAAGTTGTAGGCAATGCGGTTTAATTCACTGCCTGACAAGACGTAATTGCCTGTTCCAGCCACGCTAATAGAGGTATAGTCAAACGCAAAGACAGGCGATTGGCCATACCCTAAGGTATAAAAGTTGCTGCCATCCGTAAAGATAATGGCAGAATCACCAGGCTGAAAGCTTAGGGTAGACGACCCGTTAATGGTCTGAGAACCCGGAGGGTCTACCAAAAGCGCTCCAGTGCCTTCGTTGCGAAGCTGGATAAACCAGTTGTTTCCAAGGGTTCCGGCGGCCGCGCTAGTAAGAGTACCAGCTCCTCCATTCCATATAAATGTCTTAGCCCGGTCGTCGATACCGGCCGTGTAGCTGGTTCCAAAAAACGTGACTGGCATGGCCAGGGACAAGAGAGAACCAATGGCGACTAAGCCAGTCCCGGCCAAGGAAGCCGCATTTGCTGCCGAGATGGACGCGCCAAACTGGAATGCAAGCCAGGTACCGCCTGCTGTCGTGTTGTCAGTCAGGTAGATCTGCCATACTTGGCCGGCGGCAGGTGCGGCTACTTGCGTCCCGGCCGCATTCCGAATGATAAAGGAATTGGCCCCAACGTTGTTAAACAGGATGGCTTGCCCAGTTGATGCCTCCAGGGCACTGGGCAAGGTCAGGCTCCAAGGACCCGCAGTGGCCGTGACATCCATGATGCCAGCAATCAAGTTTGTCGAAGGGGCTGTTTCAAGAGCCCAGTCAAAAGTTGTATTGGCCGTCAGGCTGACGGTGGCGTAGCTAATCTCTGCAGGAGAGATGTTGCTGCCGCCAAAGATGTTGGTGTAGGTGGTCATATTAGGCCTCGTTTCTCACGGCACCGCGGTCTAAGATCTTGCTCATGTCTTCGCCTTGCAATGCTTGCGCGGCTGATTGGTACATGGCTTGCCAGACTGGGATTCGTTCGTCGTTTTTCAAGAATGGAGTGGCTTCCAACAGGGTTGCATACAACAGCAAGTTGGGGGCGTATTGTGTCAGCCAGTTGGTCTGCGTGTTGTCGTCTAACAAAACCGGCAACTCGTAGTACAAGATCTCAATTGGATAGGCAGAATCAGGCGTTGGGGCAATGATCCAATTGGTGTAGTTGTAGTCAGCGTAGAACACCGGCTCTTCTGTCAAAGTATCGTTGGGCCAGTAGCTTCTAATATACTCATAAGCCCTTGAGAACAGCTGGACGCGCGTATTATTGCCGGTACTGGTTCCAATGTTCATAGAGATAGTCTCGCGCCAGCGGTCTGGCTTGGCAAGGACGGCAACTCCGGCTTGCAGGTTTGTCACGACGGCCACCTGAAAGCCCTGAATTTTCAGGTCGCGGCTGATGCGCCGTTCTGCAAAGTTGATCAGACTTGGGATCTGAGCATAGACCAATGGGTCCGTGACGACAGAGGCCCCACGTTCCAGGTAGCTGCGGACGTCGTTTTGCAGCGACGTAAAGGTCATTGCTTGTGGCATTATTCTTCCTTATGCAAAAGGCCTACCTCGAGGGGTTTCCTTGTCGATTATAAGCGCATGGCCTCGGGGTTCTGCACTTTCTGTGTTGGGGATGCTGATATGCGTCCAGCGGTCGTACTCGCGGATGATCTGGTCGAAGGGTAGACCTGCGGCAATGACCGCGCGGACTACCTCGTCAGGGGTCATTGCTGGCACGCGAAAGTCAGCCGCGCAGCCTCGACGGTGCTGGCTAGAGTCTTTGCTCCCCACGGCATCATTGACCTGCTTGCAGCGGAAGGCCGAGTTAATCATCACTGGCTTACCGCCGATGGCTTCTTTGACCTGTTCCAGCAGTTGCGCCAAGCGTTGCAGGTTGCTGATTTCCTCTTGGGTTGGGCTGTTGTCAAACTCACGGTGGTCGGTGACGGTTAACTCGGCAAGGGTGAAGTGGGGTGAGAGGTTCATTTCTTAGTCCTCATCTCCATGATGTTCTCAAGCGTTTTGCCGCCAAAATACGCGGACATGATGAGCATCCCCCATTGTCCGAGCAATTGGACATACGATTCTTTTGCGTCGTAACCAAAAGCTGACATAAGCGCAAACAGAAAATACCCAACAAAGATAGCAACAAGACTAAGAGGACGGATATTTTTAGCAAGCCAGCTATCAGTATTTGCGTCTGCCGCCCAACGCTCCGTGACATTGTTTTGTTCCGTCTTGTAGATTTCGGTTTCGTTTGCCATCTTAGCCAGTTCACCATTTTGGGCAAGCGTGGCAAGTTCCAATTGTGCTTTGGCCTTGGCTTCGGGGTCAGGGATCAGCTTGTCGATTAACTTGCCGCCGACTGCTAGTAGTCCGGTGATGTCAAACATTAAAATTTCCCTTTCATTTCAATTACGCCCCACGCTACCAGCATGAATATAGCCGCGGCTACCAAAACACATAAAGCCATCGTTATCACTTCGTCTATCTCGGCCTTGCGGTTCTTTGCCGCCTTGGCGTCTAGTATCTCTTGCGTCTTCCTGCGCTGCACTATGCTGTTGCGCTCCTGTACAATCTGTCCCCAAAGCGCCGACTGCCCTTGGTTGATAAAGTGCCACTTCAGTTCTTCCTCGGCTTTATTGAGTTCATGCAACTGCATGACCGTACTCATTGCCTGACTGGCGGCGGAACTGTACTTTTTCTTTGGGTCCTTAATCGCCTCTTTTGCAACAACGTCCTTTGCATCAAAGAACTTCATCACATCGCTTGTGATGCCTTGGACATCCTTGCCCATCTTGATTGCAGCCTGGATACCTTTAATGGCTCCTTGGGCTATTGCAAACGCACTAATTGGGTCGATCATTCTTGACCTCCAGAACCCAACGGCAAACCCTCCCGTCTTTGTCTAAAAACTCATTTGAGCCATACTTTTCGCTCGGCAAGACGACACGGCACACCAACACAATTCTTGTCTCGGTGTTGGGCCACGGCTGCTGAACGGAAGCAATCGCATCAATCACTTGTCCACTTTTGTGTCGAGCTTGTCAAAAATCTTACCGAGCATATCTTTAATTTCTTTGATGTCGGTTCGATAGTCGTCTTTGCTGACGTAGTCATGCGGCATATTACGAACATCGGTATCGAGGCGCTCAATGGCCTTTGTGATGTTGTTAAGCACCCAGCCGCCAAAGAAAGCCGCCAAGCCTACGGCAGCATTAAAAAATATCTGATATTCCATTATTCCTCTACCTTTGGAGTCTCAACCACTACTTCAGGCTCCACAACGGGTTCTACCACAGGCTCAACTACCGCTTCAACCACGGGTTCTACCACTGGCTCAACCACAGGTTCAGGGATTGGCTCAGGGATTGGCTCAGGGATTGGCTCAGGGATTGGCTCAGGGATTGGCTCAGGGATTGGGCGTAGGTCGCCTTGCACCCATGCGGCTGTCTCTTGGTTCCATGTGTAGAAGTATTCGTCAACAGGCATAGCAACTGGGGGAACCCATAGCCACGATGAATTCATTACCCAGTTGTCAAAGGGTTGGGGTGCGTAGAACACGTCATTGGTAGCGTCATAGGTAAAGCCTACACCAGCGTAGTTGCCCCGCAGTGGAGTGCCGCCTTGGGTGTGTACGCCGCCAATGGTGTTGTACGAGGTTTGAACCCATCCGTGACCAAGCGCACCTGTGTCGATGAATTCCTGCTCGGCTACAACCACTTGGGTTACTAGACCGTTTTCTACTTTTGCAAAATGACTCATGATTTCTCCTTAGCGAGCGTTAGCGTATTTAAAAGGGTTTTCGGCAAAGGCCATGTAGATGTATGTGCCGCCAGAGGCGTTATGGTCAGGAAAAGTATTTCTTAATTTAAATCCATTTGACAGGGCATCAACTACGGAATTACCACTACTTTCAGCGGCAGAACTATTAGCCAAAAGAATAAATGGCATCACATTGTAGGTGTCTCTTGATGTGTCGTAGACGAGCCAATCACCTGTGCTATCGCTTCTTTTTATCATCAAGAATCTAGGTCTAAACCCAAGGTACACAAAAGGCCCATTAGCACTTCCATTGCCTGTGTAACTGCCAAAGGCTGAATACCCTGCTACTGGTGCGAAGCAGTAGGCTACCGTGTTTGCAGTTGAGCCATTTATACTTCCATTTGAGCCAATTGAAAAAACTGTTGAAGACGGCGTTGTAGTAAAAACAGTTCCCGCACCGTCTGTTCGTTTTGCGCTAGTATCAAATTGAAAATAATCAGTTCCCCAATTGAAACCAGAAAAAGTAAATCCTATAAGCCATGCAGTTGCTGCACTACTGCGATTTTTAACAATAATCATGCTAGGCGCAACACCCAAACCATGACCCACCGTAGCGTTAGCCCCTGTCCCTGTATAAGTCACCACACTAAACCCTGCCGTGGTGTTAGCACTTACAGATGATGTGATGCTTCCTGCTGTGTTGGAGACAGCAGTGCCTCCTGCTTTCCATTGCCAGCCTACAAAAGTTGAGGCGTTGCCGTTGGTGCTAGGGTCTGAGCCACCGCCAAATGTATTGTTTACAGAAAAACCATTTGAGTTAAATGAGCCGAGCAAATCTGCAGAATTTCCACCCTCTGCGCTTGTTGAGTTGGAAATCAACGCTTTTCCTGCTCCACGGATTGAATCATAAAGAAGATGGTTATATGCATTGCTGCGTGACTTAACCCAAACAAAGTCGGGCTGCATTGACACACCATTGGCTGCGTTTGACACAGCCTGTGTCCCACCATTGCCTGTATAAGTCGTAGCCGCCATTGCCACTCGACCGTCAGGAATTGCGTAAGTAGTTGCCATGTCTTTTCCTTACATATTGAATGTGTTGATGGCAACAAAGCCTGATGGTGGGGTATATGTCCAAGGCTGTTGACCAAAGTTCACGCTGACAGACGCCGTTCCGTAAGGAGCCAAACTGTTCCAAGCCATGTCAAAAGCAGCAGTGTTTGTTGGAATAGTGATTACCCCTTGCGAGGTGTTGTTTTTGTAAAAAGTGATGGTTCCAGCGTCACGGTTAACCGCTACACCCATAGTGTCTCCAGTTGTCCAAGTTGAACCGTAGGCTGTAGTAGCCCCAGCAACAATTTTATTGCCATTTGACAAATACTGGACGTCAGTTGAACCAGTTGCATAACTACGGATGCCTACAACCGCCACTGATGTTAGCGAGGAATAAACAAACTCGTAATACCATTTGCCAGATGTAGGCACTTGGAATGTGCAAGAGTAAAGAGAAACGGCATAGGTTGTGCCAGAGGCTGTTAAATTTCCATTTGTCAACGCAACACTAAGCGCAGATGTGTCTGCATCCAAAGGATTGAAAACACAATAGTTCGCAGCCGTAGCACTGGTCAACGTAGGCACATCGGTCATGCTGTCGTAGGTTGAACCCGATGTTGTGCTGATGTTGTTGGTTGTCCAGTTGTTACCCTGTGGGCTGAAGTCAGTCCCAAGGTTGTAAGTCAACACGCCAGAAGTCGTGAATGTGTGGATTGTGTTGCTACCAGAAGTGGTAACTGTGCCGCCAGTGAACTTTTGTGCGCCAGCGTAGGAAATAATGACCACACCAGAGCCACCTGCTCCGCTAGTGCAATTGGCTGGATTACCGCCACCGCTCTGACAAGCACCACCGCCACCACCGCCAGTATTGGCAGTTCCGCTTGTACCAGTACCAGTGCCAGAACCTGCCCCACCGCCGCCAGAGCCGCCAGAGCCTGGACTTGTACCTTGTGGAGTACGAGAGCCACCACCACCGCCACCAGCATAAGTTACGGAAGACCCACTAATAGAAGAAGCAGTTCCTGCTCCACCTGAACCAGATGTATTTCCTGAACGTGACCCACCAACTGCACCAGCACCGCCGCCACCGCCAGTAACATAATCTACGGCTCCAGCAGTTGCATTTCCGCCAGCGTTACCTTGTCCTGAAGTTCCAGCACCGCCTGAATTTGCGGTTGAATAAGTTGAACCTGCACCACCACCAGAACCGCCACTTGAGCCATTGTATGAACCAGCCTGACCAGCGCCACCACCGCCACCACCGATAGATGTTAGTGCATTAAAAACGGAATTTGAACCGTTAATACCGTTAACACCTGCTCCACTTACATAAGTAGTCGCCGCACCGCCAGCGCCAACGGTGACAGCGTATGACGATGTTGTAGGCAAAGAAGTCGTGCCTGAAAGCAATCCACCAGCACCGCCACCGCCTTGACCACCGCCAGCACCGCCAGCAACGACTAAATAACTAGCCGATACCGCTGGGGTTCCCGCAGGCGCAGTTGGGCTAAAAGGCAAATAGAAGCCGTTTGTTCCGTATGAGCCGCCGTAGGTGATGGGTTGCCATACACCGTAACTGTTGAATGTTCCAAACGCTGTTGGGGCTAGGGCTTGTCCGTCAATCAGGTTGATTTCGGTCATGTACCCATCAAAATAGTCGTTTGAGTTTCTTGTGTTTCTACCAATGTTGTGGGCAACATTGTTGTTAATTGCTGTGTCGGTGTTTTGTGGTGGAGGTGTGTTTGTAGACCACGCCGTAATTTCTACGCCATTGACATACACACGAACACGGTTAGCAGCAGTCGTCTGTGTAGTGTCAACGCTATACACAACATGATACCAAGCAGAAGGGTCACGGTAAACAGCAGTTGATACCATTATAAAAGATGCTGAAATTCCTTGAATTCTTAATTGGTTAGATTGATAACTTAATTGGCACAAACCACTGTCAGTATCAGCCGAATATGCATATAGTAGGTTTAAGGCGGTTGATAAAGAACCTAATTTAACCCAAGTGCTATACGTCCAAGTCCTACGATTACCCGCACCAGCAGGGGTACGATTCAAATAAGCAGATGCACTAGACCGAAACCGTAGGCTGCGGGTAAGCAGCGTCAAGGGTGTCAGGTAGCCGCTTGAGTTGAATGTGTGAATGACATTACCGCCAGCAATGGTGACAACACCACCAGCCATGAGTTGCGTAGAGCCAGCGTAAGAGATGATTACAACGCCTGAACCGCCAGCGCCCGATGTGCCGCCTGATGCGCTAGATGCTGCGCCGCCGTTGCCAGTGTTTGCGGTTCCGCTTGCACCATTGCCAACACCAGTAATTCCACCAGCAGCCCCAGCCGCATAAGTAACGGACGCACCTGAAATGCTTGATGCAGAACCTGTGCCGCCTATGCCAAAACTTGCACCCGCATTGCCGCCGACAGAACCTGCGCCACCGCCACCACCACCGCCATTGTTGCTAGATTGACCGCCAGCGTTACCTTGGCCTGATGTGCCAGCCGCTACGGTAGCCAATGCGTTTGCAGCAGTGCCGCCGCCTGAACCGCCAACACCACCAACAACGCCACTACCGCCGTATCCAGCACCGTAACCGCCGCCAACAGCAGCAGTTGCAACCATGCTAAATGCAGAATTTGAACCTTGCAAGCCATTGGTTGAATTACCGCTTACCGCAGCAGCACCAGCCCCAACAGTAACAAGATATGTAGAGTAAGGGTCAATGGTTAAGGATGAGCCTGACAGTAAACCACCAGCCCCACCACCACCCGCAAAGTAACCGCCACCACCCGAACCACCACCAGCAACCACAAGGTAGTTTGCAGACAATGGGGTAACAGGGCCAAGAGTTCCCGATGTAGTGAATGTGTGGATGGTGTTGCCGCCTGATGAGGTAACTACACCACCGCTGAATTGTTGTGCGCCAGCATAGGAGATAATTACAACGCCGCTGCCGCCTTGACCACCAAAGGTCGTTCCTGAGGAATTACTGATTCCACCACATCCACCACCGCCACCACCTAAATTGGCTGTACCTGCGGTTGCAGTTGAATCAGATGTTGTACCTGCTCCACCGCCACCAGCGCCGCCGCTACCAGCAGTTCCACCATAAGAGCCACCACCACCACCACCAGCGTATGTAACGCTAGAACCTGAGATAGATGAGGCTGTACCAGCACCGCCGTTACCTGCAACAGTTGCTGAACCATTGCCACCAACAGCAGATGCACCACCGCCGCCGCCTGAACCGTAATTGGGAGAATTTCCACTCCCCACGCCGCCGTTATTTCCTTGGCTTGGGGATGTAGATGGGGTATTTCCTGAACCAACTGTACCGCCGTCAGCAGAACCCCCGCCTGAACCACCCGAACCGCCACCCTTAGATGGGTTGCTCGAATCACCGCCGCCACCACCTGTGGAAGTTATTGCGTTAAAAACGGAATCAGAGCCACTTGAACCAATAGAAGAATAAACGCCTGAACCAGCACCGCCAGCACCGACAGTAACTGTGTATGAAAGCGTTGGATTAAGTGATGCCGTACCAGTTCTATAACCACCCGCACCCCCACCTGCACCAATACGCTTACCCCCGCCAGCACCGCCAGCAACGACTAGGTAACTAGCACTGACAGCGGATGTACCCGAAGTCCACCCAAAGGCTGCTAAAGCGGCTGCACCAATTTTTGATAGACGGGGCATTTATAACCTCAAGCGAACTTGGTTACGGAAGCCAGCACGGTAAATGCGGCACTTCCCGTTTTGATAATGACGTAGGTGTAGCTATCAATGGCGCTTGCGTTCCCGCTTGTTGGGGCTGTGCCACCCTGCCACTTAGGTGTGACAGAAGAACCGTCAATGGTCACTGCGCTGTTGTAGTAGGCCGTAGCACCGTTTGTCACCAAGAAGGTAGCAGACAAAGACTCGCCCGTAGCCATGATGGTGTTCTGTGTTGTGCCGCTAGAACCTCTGAAGTTCACGGTGAAGTTGCCGCTTGCATTGGTGGTGTAGTACAGAACCGATTGGGTTGTTGTATCAAAATTGATTGTTCCAGTCGCTGCAGTTGCAGAGATAGTCGCAGTTTCAAGAATGTTGGAGGTCTTCAAGTCAGCGTTTGACGAAGTACCCGCAAAGGTCTGGAGTGCAGTAAAGGTGGTTGCAGTGCCGGGGGCAACGTAGTCAGTTCCTGCGGTTGCCGCAGTAAACGCTGAGGTTCCGTTACCTTTAAGAACGCCGGTCAGGGTGGTTGCGCCTGTACCGCCGTTGCCCACAATTAAAGTGCCAGCCAAAGTGACTGCACCTGAAGTTGCTGTTGCCGGAGTAAGACCTGTTGTGCCCCCTGAAATAGTCGTAACCGCCACACCAGATAAAGAAGACCATTGAGGTGCTGTGGCTCCTGAGTTGACGGTTAGGATTTGCCCTGCGGTGCCAATTCCAAGCTTGGACAACAACGTGCCTGCTGCGTAGTAGGTAAGGTCGCCCGCAGTGAAAGACGTCAGGCCTGTACCGCCGTTAGTTGTTACCAGGGTGCCTGTCACACCGGTCGACAAAGGAAGACCAGTCGCGTTTGTCAGGGTGCCTGACGTTGGGGTGCCCAAAATAGGAGTCACAAGCGTAGGACTAGTCGCCAGTACGTTATTGCCGGTGCCCGTATTAGTCACGCTCACGATGTTCTTGCTCGCATCTAAAGCCAAAGCAGTAGAAGCCGTGCCAAATGACAAAGTTTCAGATGTGACCACCGTCAGCGCGTCGATAGTAGACGAACCAGCGTTTGTGCCAAGCTCAACAACGTTGCCGCCACTGTCCTTAGTGTAGATGCGCTTGGTAGCAGTGTTGACGGCAATCTCAGTGCCACCAGCTGCATTAGTCAGGTCGCCTGCTGTAGGTGCCCCGGCGGTGTCCTTTTTCTTAATCAGGATCGTGGTCATTAGTAAGTTCCTCCAGAGATTGTGCTAGTCCAGGTAGGCGAACCGGTACCCCCTGAGATTAAAAAGTCGCCAGATGTTCCAGCCGTGCTGAAGCCATAAGCTGTTCCGGTGCCGTAAGGTACGGCTCCAGAAGTTGGCACAGTTGTTCCATTTGTGCCTCCGTTTGCGATTGGTAGAGTACCAGTCACGCCGGTTGTCAAAGGCAAACCAGTCGCGTTAGTCAGTATGCCTGACGTTGGGGTGCCAAGAGCTGATGTGGCTAGCGTGATACTAGAAACTGTGCCCCCCGTAATTGCCACGGCATTTGCATTTTGGGTTGACATTGTGCCAAACCCGCTAATGTCTGTGTTTGTAAGGACGACCGTGCCGGTAAAGCCGTTGACAGAAGTTACGGCGTCGGTGTTGTCTACCTTCTGCCAGGCCGTTCCGCTATAAATAGCCCAGTCGCCAACGTTCCAAGTGGTAACGCCGTCTAGGTTTGTAGAACCAGCAACTGAGACAACGTAATAGTAGCCCTTAGTTCCAACTCCCGACGTTAAGGTAGGAGTGTTTGTTGAGGCATTCCATGTTCCTTGGTAGCTTACTCCACCTTGAATTGAGGCAGGAATTTGGGACAAAGGAACTGTACCACCCGAATCCAAGGTGGCGAGACCATTAGCAAGGCCCTTATCTGTAATCGCACTTGAAGCGATGGAGATGGCCGTATTGGTCACTGACGTGATCTGGCCCTGGGCGTTTACTGCCGCCACAGGAACTTGAGAAGCCGACCCGTAAGTAGCTGCAGCCACTCCGCTATTTGCAATTGCAACAGTCACGGCTGTCGAGCCGTTGTAGCTGGTTCCAGACAAGCCGGTTCCAATTGTCAGGGCGTTGGTTGCCGTAGCCGTAATCGTACCTGAAGCCCCTAGAGCGACCGTTTGGCCGTTAAAAGTGACCGATGAATTGGTCAGAGCTGCGTTAGGGATGTTTGTGAACGTATTTGTGCTGCCGCTCATTGACTTGCCGGTCAACGTGCTTGGAACGTCGTCGTTGACAAGCAAGCGAAAGCCAGTGGCCGCAGAGGGTCCTGAAGCAGGGCCGGCGTAGACATAGTTGGCCGGTTGATCTGACACAATCAAGGCAGATCCCCATACTGGAGCCGAAGCGCCCCCTGAGACTAAGACCTGGCCGTTTGTACCTTGAACGCTCTGTAGGAAGCCGTTGCTGCCGTCGTTGTACCAGATGGCTCCAGCAGTCAGGTTGTTGACCTGCGTTCCTGTTCCACCTTGCGTCAATGGCAGCAGGCCCGTGTATTCGGTCAGGTTTGCAAAGTCTAGCGCAGGGTGAACGTGGTCGCCGCGGGCGATGGTGTCATCCGACCCGGTTGAAGCAGTTCCTAAGGCTTCAGGAGCGGCTGACGCAAAATTGGCCGAAAGTGTCCGATCTGCCTGCAAGTTACCGCCACCCGTCAGACCACTGCCTGCAATGATCTGGCGGGTATCAGGAACATATCCAGAAATGACTAGGGCGGTCGTAGAGACACTCGTGACCAAGCCCTTACTGTCTACAGTGACTACTGGAACTAACGCGCCAGAGCCATACGTACCAGCGGTCACGCCGCTGACAGCTAGTTTGTCGCTAGTCACGCCTCCGGTTGCAATGCTCAGGGTGCGGTCTTGCGAAAGATCTCCGCCGCCCTGGAGTCCGCCGCCCGTGTTGATTAAGCGAGAAGCCGGGACCGAGACAGTCGATTGCAGGTCTATAAATGGAACCTGGTATGTGATGCCGCTGATCACGCAGACCATGGTTGCCGACGACGTCGGGTTTGGCGCAACGGGCAGCTGGGAGATCGACGTTGGTACGAGGTTTGATGGTACTGTCATGGTATCAGGTACTCGTCATTGGTGCCGATCAGGAAGCTGTTGTCATCCTCAGTAACCAGGCCAGCTGGATCAGTGTTGAGCGGAGCATCAGGTCTTACGAAAGGCAAGTTGATATTGTCGGGTTGACGAGGAGGCAAGCGATAAGGATCAAGGTTGTCCAGGTCCTCACGGCAAACTCTTAGCCCGGGTGAATTTGGGTCTGAGAACAACTCATCAAGGCTCATCTTGCGGCTGCAACGGGCGCACAGGCCAATGCCCAATGTGCTTCGCCCGCGAGTATCAAGCCAAATGCTCATCTTGTGTACACCGCAATATTAGGAGTCAAGTAGATTGGCGAATCGTCGCGCTCTTCGTTCTCTGCTTCAAGCAGGGCTCGCTGCGCCTTCTGATCCAAGATAGCGATCATCTGAGGATCCACGGTTGGAGTCTCTTCCGCCAGTCGTGAAGCAAGCACGTAAACAATGGCGTCATACCAGCGCTGGGGGATCTCAATCTCTTGAGTCATAGTACCTACATCCATGATGTAGCGCTTGACCCACACAACCGCTTGGGCAGTGACAAATTGAGCTGATGGAACAGGCCACAAGTAAAGCACAGGGGCATTAAGCAAACGATCAACCCAGAACTGTAGTGGGCGGCCTTGAAATGCTTTGTTTGGCAAGTTGACGTAATCGTCACGGTTCAAGCGCGCCATAGGGATCTCGTTTGGCGTGTTCGCTAGTATCACCTGTGTTTGATTTAAGGTTCCTGTTGTAGCTCTCACTCTGAAATAGAGGGTCGCTAGGGAGCCCTGAATGTCAACCCATGTAACATTACCAGCCACTGCATTTGGATTGGCCTCTGTTTCAAGAGTTGTCCAGGCAGAGCCATCCGAAGATGTTTCTAGTGCATAACTAGTCGACGCTCCTGACCATTCAATTCCGACAGTAGTGACTTGCGTCGCTGCTGAGAAAATTGTTTGATAGGTTGTCGAGGTGATTGTGTTTGTTGTAGTCGCGTTAAGAACTTCAACTGTTCGCAAGTTTGTGTTGAGGATGTCAACAACGCCGTTAGGCAACGTCATTAAGCCCTGCGCCTGATAGAGAGGCATCAAATAGCTCTGAATACACCAAAGCTGCAGACCACGATTGGCCAACATGCTTAGGATGAGATAGAGAGTATCCAAAGCAAAGCTGATTTGCTCGGATGAGATGCCTTCAGGAGGGATGCGGCAACGACGATACGCATGGTCAACGACCTTACGCGTATTAAAAACCGTCGTGCTGACTGTGCCTGAAACTGCCACCGGATCTGCTCCTATTCATTAAGTTTCGGCTTGCCGTCAGTGGCAGACCCCGGGGATTGCTCTTATTTTACTTCATTTGTCCGAATTTTGGAACTTTTGAGAAAGTTGGCACGCCACCTTTAGCAAGTTTGTTCCCGGCGCCTGGGCCATGAGCTTTTCCAGCAGGCATATTGGCATGCTTTTCAAGCTTTGCCTCAACCGCCCCGCCTTTGGCGTACTTTTGGGTCTCGGTACCAAACTTCTTGGCCATTTTGTTCACAGCCTTGCCTTCGGCTGCCATCTTGGGGCGGGCGCTTGCCGCAAATTGACCGCCTTCAGCATAGCAACCTGCTTTTCCGCCCTTTTTCATGCCCGCTGGCTCCATCATCTCTTCCTTGATCATGGTCAGAGGAGCTCTTGCCTTACGCATCATGCCCACTTCGGCACTTTTAGTGGCCGGAGTGTCCATCTCGCCGGACATTTCACGCACTTCGTGACTCATCATGGCTTTTGGGGCTCCCGACTTACGCAAAAGAGCCACTTCCCTACGGACCACGGCTTCTGGTTCGCGTTTTGCCTTCATTTTTGGACCGCCCTTGGCGTATCCGCCATCTTTCATGGCGTGAGGGGCATCGTACATGGCCTTAGGGATGCCTTTTGTGGACTTTGCCGTAGACACCGAACGACCAGTTGGACGAGCAGATGAAGATGGGAAAGTAAATTCCCCGTATTGAATATTTTTTCCCATATTATTTCCTTTTTGCGGCTGCCCGCATGTTATCTACAAGGTTGGGATAGGGGCGTCCGGCGGCTGCGGCTGCGGCCTTGGCGCTAGCTTTTGCAGCAGGCGCTAGTTTTTTAGGCTTTGGCAGATCCTTTGGCCTTGGCTTATCCCAAGGTGCTTTTACTTTGCCTCCTTTTGCGAAGGCCATTTTATTTCCCATCATATCAACAGTCCCATTTGTTAAGGGCAAGGGCTTTCCTAGTTGGTCGGCCCTTGTCATCTTTCATTGGACCAGGCATGCCGGACATTCGCGCGCAAAAACTGTTGCGACGTCCTGCGGCCTTGGGGCTTTTTGCTGCCTGCTTAGACGATACTGGAGGCTTTAGATTGCCGCCGGTCTTGCTGTTATAGGCATCACGACCTTTTTGGTTAAGTCCGCCTTTAGGATTTTGTCCTTCTTTGCGAGCCCAGACAGCTCCGCCCTTTGCTACAAACAAAGTGCCTCCGCCTTTACCAAACTTGTGATCGTTTACCATGTTGCAATCGCCACCCGTTCCCACGTATTAGTTGCTACGCACACGTAGATGTAGCTTGCATCCCAGCAAATGTCCCCAGCCGTACCAGTGGCCGATGCTGAAGCTGGCGTTCTTGAGACTGGAATGTTGATGGTGTTGCCAGTGATGCCAAAGTTGCCGTTACTGTTGAAGGTAGCAACCGCCGCAGCTGATGAACCCGCTGCCATCAACAAGACTTGCAAGTTAAAGGCCTCGGTGCCTGCGCCTACATTTGTGGAAACAGCAGAAAGTAAGGCGCCAATCTCAACGTTACTGGCTGAAGTCTCGCACTGAAAAGCAAGACGTGTTCCAATACCAGCAGCTGCCGTGCCTGAAGTCTGATGACTCAAGGTTGCAGCAGTAGCTGGAGTGTTAGTGTTGGCTGTCTCAACCAGCAAGGTTGGCGCAGAGTTGGCAAAAGCCTTGATCAGGTCAGAAGTGAGCTTAACAGAGGTGGACGATTGGACCGACTCAAAAAGCTCGGTGCCAACAAGCGTGGTGCCTGCTGGTAAATCCGTGATCTTTATGTTTGACATGGCTTACCCGCAGAAAATTGTAACCGCCGCGGCTGCTGGCAGGGTCACGTGGATGTTAGTGTTAAACCTAATCCCTGTTCCTGGCAGCAATGTTGAAATGACGGCTGTGTTGGTTGTAATGTTTAAGCGCAGGCGCTCAGTGCCACCAGAACCGCCGTCGCGAAAAACAATCTCTCCGGCAGTCCCACCCGAAGCAAGTTGATACCCTGCTAAGTTTGTTGCGCCAGCGTACATCGTGCCAGTCGCATCTTCATGGACGGCAAATACATTGGTTAGTGAAGCCATAATTCAGTCTCCTAAAGACGGGGGCCGAAGCCCCCTGGTTAATTAGGCCTGAGTCACGCCAAGAGCGCCAACGCGAGTTGCATTAGGACCAGCTGCCAATGCAGGCAACAGGACCGCTACGACCAAGCGTTTAG